GTGCAAAGTTAGATTATAAAAGTCTCCACGATTATTGATGCTGGCCCAAGCGATGTTTTTCATTTGCAAATCATCTACTTGTTTTCGTAGTCTTTTAAGTTCATCTTTAGCATTAAGAATATTGAACTTGGTAAGAGTACAATATCCAGTATCAACTGTTTTTTCGCAACACTCTATAAGATGGTCAAGGGGATTGGCAATATTGTCCATAAATCACGCAAATCCAATTTTAGTTTTTTCTGCTATTGTAACTTCAATATTATTGGATGAAAAGTGTTGTGTTGTATAAGAGCGACTGTTCCACCAGCCACATTCATAACTAATATTATTATCACCAGTAATATGAATTCCAATAATTGTTCCATAAACATCATCAGTCAACTTAACCTTACTACCAATCTTATATAGGTCTAGTGAATTTTTACTCATTTGTTTTCCTTGTTCTTAAAAGGTTTTGGTGTATATCTAATATAGCGTTTACCATACAGGAGTCAAGAGTATGACAAAAAACTATACAATTCCTTACTTAAAAGTTATAGTCAAAAAATCCAAATCTATTAGAGAAGTGTTATCCAATCTAAATATGGCTACTGCTGGAGGTAATTATCAAACCATTAAAAATAAAATTGTTGAACATAATATAGACACTTCTCATTTTACTGGTCAAGCATGGAATAAAGGTAAAAAATTAGGCCCAAAAAGATCAGTTAATGAATATTTATCAAATCAAAAACCCATACAAAGTTGGAAATTAAAAAGAAGATTATTAAACGAAGGATTGTTTGAATCAAAATGCTATAACTGTTTTAAAGATACTTGGATGAATAAGCCAATTCCTCTTGAATTACATCATATTGATGGAGACAATACAAATAACGGTCTTTCTAATCTTACTATATTATGTCCTAATTGTCACGCTTTAACTGATAACTACCGTGGAAAAAATAAATAGGAGTGGTGGGATTCGAACCCACACTGTAGGCATTTTAAGTGCCTTGTCTGCTGCCAATTGGACTACACTCCCATAAAAAGACCGACTATAACAAATTATGATTGGAGGTTAATACTTTTGTGCCTCAGTCATTTATTATTATAGCCGATCATATTGTCAACCGTCAGCGTGAGCCTTGAGGCGACGAACAAAATCTGCCATCGCTTCTACATTATCGACACTCTTAGTTGGCTTTGCTCGTTCCATAGTAGGCAGTTCAATACCCTTCTTAGAAAGAGCGGCCTTTGTACGAGCATAACGAGCCATTGTGCTGGCAACCTTTTGTCCAGTCTTAGCCGCAATTTCGGCATAAGTCTTTGACGAATAAACAGCCTCCAGAAAAGTTTCATCGCTACAACGAATACGCTTCTGCTTTTCAACACTAGTAACTTCAGCCATGATCATCCTCCAATCGTTTCCAATAACTTCGCGGTTTCGGTTACGCAACCTCAATCACCCGCGTTGTCCTTCTATCATAACATGGTCTATCGGCACTGTCAATAGGCAAACTTGATTTTTTTTGAACTCTCAATCGCTAGACTTGGGTAAAACAATAGCAAGAATTATATACAGCCACAGCAATAAACTACCAGTAAAAATAGCACCTAAAATAAAACATAGTCTTATGATTGGTGAATCTATTTCTAGATATTTTCCAAGTCCTCCACAAACACCAAAAAAAACTTTATCCTTTTGACTTTTTGTTAATTTGTTCATTTTTGTCCCTTTTAAAGATTCGATTATAATTTTTTACCCATGTATTATAATCTACACTTTTAGGACGGCGACTATCTCCTTTGCCATTTTTACTCATTTGTGGGTTCAATTTTTATATTTTGAGGAATATTTGGGTTTATATTAGTTTTATTATCAGATATATCTTTAGCGACTTGTCGTAAAATGTCTCCAGTATTATCTCCTTCTAAGACTGCATAGAAGTTATTTTGTATATAAATATTATATTTCATATTATTTCTCCAGAACGTATGACCAGTATCGACTGTCCTCTTTATTTTGTACACTATCCCAATACAAAGATCGTGCAATATAGGAAGGAATTTTGTTTTTGCCACAACAAATACTCCAATGTCGTTCCATTTTTTTATACTTATCAGCACCCGCCTTATTTGTATATGTAAGATGTTCCATGCCATAAAGCCTCAAAACATGAACATCTCCACACAAAACTCTACATTCGTTTGGATGAATCATTTCTAGGGCAAAAGATACCTTTGCCAAACCAAGACCCATAATATTTGAGACAATAGCATCTCGTTTTTTTACATGGTATTTTTTACTAGTAAAATAAAATTCTTTTGGATTGGCCCAAAATTTTTCTGAGAAATCCCAAATATATTTTGTCCTATTATTATGAAGGCCAACTCCGCTTTGATGAAGTTTGCTTCTCAAAATTTCTTTATCGTCAATCCACTCATCAAAATTTTGAATAGCGTTGTATCCAGAGCAATTGCCCTTCCATGTTGTATGAACAGAACAATATGCAAACAAGTAGCGACGAAAAATATCATCTACGTTTTGTGGACGCACACTTTCCCAATATTCTTTATAAGAAAAAATCTTGTCTTTGGGCAGATTTTCAAAAAACATATCGGCTTTTGACAGATTGATTTCAGTTCCACTACACGAATTATTCATCAGCATACAGTAGTCTCCAAGAGTTAGATAGATACGAGTATACACGTTATCGTCTATCTTGTCAAGCGTCCTTAACTTTTAAAGTAGCCCATGCTGTTTTCAGTTTCCCAGTTTAAATTATCGTCTATAATAGATTTATATTCTGGTATAATTTCTCTATATTTTATAGGTTTAGGTTTTGGAAGTTCTTTTTTTAGTTTCAATCTAAACCTATATTGTATAGTATTCATAATATTTTCATGATTATAACATAAATCTTCATATCTTAAAAAGATAAAATTACGAGCTAAATTAGATATTTCTGAAAGCATATATATATTTTTTGTTTCTCTCATTTCAAAGATATTTTTATATCGTTTTTGAGAGTCAAGTATATTTTTATCTTCTAATATTTCTTGATTAGAATTATTTAATGAATACCATTCATCTAATATAAAAGATTCAAAATTTGCTCTTTTATATAATGGAACATGATGAGGCAAATCAAAAAACGACATGAGCCATTGATATGGATTTCTTACTATACAAGCAAAAAGAATGTGATGAGTGTATTCTATTTTTTCTGGTTTGGCAAATCCCATCCAATGCTTATGTCCAAAAAAACCAGTTTGATTTATATCATAGCACGATAAACATGACTCTAAAAATGTTGTCCCGCTATGTCTTTCTCCATAAACTACAAAATTTTCTATATGTTCATATTTACAAGTTCTAAGAATTTGAAACATCAAATGTCTCTTGCATAGCCATGTATAATTTTAAGGGTTGGAAATCTTAGACTAATGCCGCCATCTTGGTTTTTCGTTTCTTCAAAATATTGAACAGTAATAATTTTACCAAGAATCTTTTGTGGGTTTTTATATAGATCTTGTCTTTGCTCAATACTAAATCCACTACCAACCCTAACAATATTTTCTCTATGCTTAATAGATACACAAGAAAGCATATTTTCTTCTGTCTCTTTCCCGTCCAAAACATAACGAAATGGACCCATTTCAACGTCCACAACTTCATATTCATCGTCAAAGAAACTTTTAAACTTTAGCAGGTCTTTTGACCGCTTACCTTTATATGGCTCGTCAGCACGAAGCATCAGACCTTCCCATCTATCATTTTTTGCCGTAACAGACCATTCAGCAAAATGTTCGTCATCTTTAATTAGTTCTTGATACAGAACAGTAAGACATGAACATTCATTAGGTTGCATAACAGCACAAAGATTAGCATATCGAATAGAATACGGCCTATTTTTATTCCCCTTCTTACTATAAAATTCATCATGGCTAATCATGTCAAAAATTTTATATGATGGATTAGGAATAGTATGATCTTTCTTTTTCAGTTGCTTCATAATACCCTGAAAATCCTCATTACCTTCATCATCCACAAGACAAAGTTCACCATCAAATACTACGTTAGTAATGCCCAGATTCTTGATGCCAGTAGCAACAATATCAAGAGTATCAAACTCTTTTCCCGTACGGGAATAAAAGGTAGTATTCCCGCTATTATCAACAATAGCAACGCATCTAGCACCATCAATCTTTCTGCTAACATACCAACCATCCTTCCAATCTACAAGTTTAGGCTCATATTTATCTGCCAGAGCAACACTAAACTCTGGAATATGGTCAGGAATAGCCTTATTAATAATTTTATCCCCAGCACGGGTTTTCAAATCTTTATCAATAATACAATAAATTAGTTGACTAAATTCATTGGTGTCAATAAAAGTATTGACAGCACCAATAGCATCGTGACCAGTAATCTTTCGACTCTTTAGATCATCAAGAAGATCAAAAAGATTCTTATATTCTTTTCCACGAAGATGGCTTTTCTTTTGTAGATTATCGCTGGTTACGTTATATTGCCACAGCGGATGATAAGTATACAGCAAAACTTTCTTAGCAAAATTTGCTGACGATGTATTTTTACCACAATATTCTAGAATGATACCTTCCTTGTCTTTTGTACTACTGGTATCTCTAAGGTCGCTAACCATATTCCAAACATAATCAAAATCGTGAATCATTCCAATTCTCCTGTGTTTCTATAAGTCTATCATAGAGCATCGGCATTGTCAACGCCGTCTAATAAATTTTTTCGCTCTAAAAGATTATTCAGTATGCCAATTACTTTTGGTATAAAAATACCTAATTCTTTTGTAGAAATCTCACTTCGGATAAGGAGATATTGTAGAGCATTAATTATTCCATTAATATTATCGTCAAACTTACCTAGTCCAGTATTACATCTATCACATAACCATCCCCTAAAACTATTATCATTGTGATCATGATCTAAAATCCACTTTTTAACTTTTATCGAACAACATTCACATAGTTCATTTTGTGGTTTTGGAGGAGCCTTTTTATGTAATTTATTTCTTACTTTAGTATTTCTTTTAATGCAAGATCGGCATCGACTATCTAGATTATCCTTATGTGATATATGTTTGGGAAAAGATTTTTTATTTTTTCTTTTGCCACAATATATACAAATTTTTCTAGACATAAATATTAAATGGAGGCGAGGGGAGTCGAACCCCTGTCTTATCATAACCTCAAAAATATCTTCTACAAGTTTATTGTATTCATAAATTAAACTAGAATATAGAACACACAAGATTTTTCTAGTCTTACCAACTGCTCTTAACCTACAACCCGTTGGATATTGTAAGTGCAGAGGGATTTAACGACAGACTTTTGATTCCTACCCTCATTCGGTATCGCAGTCTGTTACTGCCAGTTTTAGTTAGGCAGCAAGGGCTAACTGAGTTTCGCCAGTTAAAGCGTTTTAATCGACTTTTAAAGTGGCCTGTCGATCAACCACTACTTGCTAATATAATCTTAGTTATGTAATCGAATCCGTTACGCCCCCTAATTAGTAAATTTTGTTGGTGGAACTATCTGATATTTTTCATTATCAAGACGATTAATTTCTTGACGAATATGATCAAATTCTTCCACACTCATCCAAGGATTTATATTTTTAATAAATTCATTAAGAATAATTATTCTACTATAAAGTACACAATTAGTTCCTATTGAAAATAGTAGTAAGCCTGATAGGATTAAATTTAGTGGTGAAATTTTCATTCGGTCATCTCGTTAATTTTAGTAACAAAATTTTGGATAATTAACTTATGATAGTGATTATCCATTTCATGTAATGATTTTGCTTGTACTAGAGCATCATAATGCAAAAGATTAAAAGAAAAAGAACCAAAAAGTAATGACAATAAAAA